GTAATGCGAGACGCCTTCCAGCAGGAAGGCTTAGCCAACCTGTGCAAGTGGGCCAACGAAAAAGGTGCCACCGGCAAGGCCGTAGAGATTGGTGCCTACAGCGGCGAAGGCACGATTGTGTTGGCCAAGTATTTTAAGGAAGTGCTGGCCGTAGATCCTTGGCTAAATGGCTACGATATCCATGACCGCGCAAGCCAACAGACCCCCATGAAGTTCGTTTTGGCTAAGTTCCATGAGAATACTAAGGATTTTGACAATGTTAGCTACAGCCAAAGCAAGAGTCTGGATGCGCTTGATTTCATCAAGGATGGCGAGTTAGACTTGGTCTATGTGGACGGCGACCATCGGTACGAGGCGGTTCTGGCGGACTTCAAAGGCTGGCTCCCGAAGCTTCGAGCCGGAGGGGTCATGGCTGGCCACGATTGGAGTATGGCGGATGTCAAGAAGGCTCTGGCCGAGGTGTTTCTCAACAAGGAAGCCGTCATTTTCCAAGGTGACAGTTGGGCGCTAGTACCATGAGAACCCTCCGCGCCATTCTAGCTTTCATCCGTAATCACCAGTGGGTAAACGAGCCTGCATGGCTTGAGGAGGACGAAAAGGCGTGGACCGCGTTCCTCGGCACCCCAACCGGCAAGAAACTAAGCCTGATCTTACTTAATCTTACCCTGCGCCAAAACTCGTATGCGGTTATGAAAGAAGGCCAGAAACTTGCAGATGCCTGTGGGTATGCTAAAGGTTTCAGAGGTTGTGTTGCGACCCTAGAGTCGCTGGCAACCCAAAAACTAAACTCCGCCATTCCTGGCTACGGGGATGGAGAGGATGAACCAGTAGCCAGTTAACCTCTTCGCCAGAATGACTCCCTGGCGGAAAGTGTAAGAAAGGGTCAACATGGCGGATTCAAATAACCTGACGGAAGTTGATTTGTTAGCAATGGCGCAAGCCGTCGATGAGGGAAGGGATTGGAGCCATCGAGTCCCAGAACCCAAAGACGAGGAAGCCAAGGTTGAGCAAGTAGCGACCGAAAAGGCCAGCGGAGATACCGAGCAGAAACCCGCGCCTGCTGAAACTGCCGAAACTAAACAGGATGCTTCGAGTGAAGCACCCGCAACCGAGGAGAAATCCAAGGAAGCGAAAAGTTCTCTAACAACTGAACCTTCTGAGTCCAAGTCGGAATCGGCTTCCGAAAAGAAGCCAACCCGATACGAGAAGGCCAAGTCTCGACTAGAGAAAGAGTGGGAAGATGTCAGACAAGAGAAAGCAAGACTCAAAGCCGAACGGGAAGCCATCGAAGCAGCCAAAGCCCAAAGGGAGGCTGCACAGCCTGGTTCTGAAGCGCCGAAGAGCGGAAGTCGCAAGTATAGCGCGGAAGATTACCGGGAGGCGGCAAAGAGCTATCGTGAGGAAGGCCGCGACGATCTTGCAAAGCTCGCTGAACAAAAAGCCACTGAAGTCGAGACGGAGGAGCGAAAGGAAGTCGAGCAGAAAACCCAAGCCGAACTAAAATCGGCATGGGACAAAAACCTGCTTGAGGAGGTCGAGGCCAACCCCGATCTCAAGGATTCCAATAGCTCGCTCTACAAGGCAGTCTCCGAGATGCTCCAGAATCACGCGATTCTCCGCAACTACCCTGCGGGAATCAAGGATGCGGTGGGCATCGCCAAGATCCGGCTCAAGGCGGAGTCCGCTTCCGATTTGGAAAAGAAGGTTCAAGAGTATGAGCGAGAACTCGCTCAACTCAGAAAAGCTACGACCCCGGCTTCGGGCCAGCCGTCAGCGCCAGCAAAGCAGAAGGCGTTCCATGAAATGTCTTCCGCCGAGCAGGAGAAGAAACTCCTTGAAATGGCGATGGAAGCTGACCGGGCCAACGTCTAGCGATAAAGGATACTAAACAAAATGGTTACTACTGGTTCAGTCACGGCCCAGTTCCAGACCTACTTCAGCAAGCAACTCTTGGAGCGTGCGCTCCCCCTGTTGCAAATGGAGCAGTTCGCGAACAAGGTGCCTTACCCCACCAAAACTGGCGGAAACAAAACGATACGTTTTTTCCGCTTTGATGATCCGAGCAAGGCACGACCCCGGCCAGCGGTGACGAACGCGATCTGACTCTCTTCTCGGTCGAAGCCACCCTCGTTCAGTACGGTTCCAAGATCGTTCTGACCGACGTGTTGCTCGCCACCGAGCTGTTCAACCACCTTGCTCAAGCCACGAAACAGCTTGGGGAGGACGCAGCCTTACACGCGGACACGTTGTGTCATCGTGCGCTGGTGCAGGATTCTTCTACCAGCACCGGCACCGGCGTGGCCACGAAGTCCTATGCCCGTTATGCCCAGAACGGCACCAACGGCACGACCTTCGCGACCAACTCCACCCCCAACTCCAGCATCACCGCCACCGACCTGCTCGACGGAGCGACCGCGCTGTTCATCAGCCGCGCCCCCAAGATCAAGGACGGCTACGCCCTTGTGGCGCACCCGGCGGTCGTTCGCGACCTCCAGCAGGACGACGATTGGCTGAAGGTTTCCAGCTACACCGCCCCCGATCAAATTTTTCGGGGAGAAGTTGGAAAACTTTTTGGTTGCAGCGTGATCAGCTCGACTAACGTCCAGACCTTCAACACGTCGGCTTCCGGCGTGACTGAAAACACCGTCTCCACGGGCGCGGTTTACGCGAACGTGTTGCTCGGCGGACAAGCCTTCGGCGTGCCTCACCTGACCGCAGTTGCGGCCAGCGGCTCGCCCTTCGCCCCGAAGGTCACGATTCTGGATGCGGCCGACAAGAGCGACCCCTATGGTCAGCGCATTGTCTGCTCGTTCAAGACGTTCTACGCGGCCAAGCAGCTCGACACGCGGTTCTTCCGGGTGTTGTTCAGCAAGTCCAACTACTCGTAATAGTTAAAATGGGAGCCATGCTAATTATTGGTATGGGTCCCCGGAAGGCCGGGGAGGGTAAAACCTCCCCGGCTTCTTCCACAAAGGAGAAGTCCGCAATGAAAGAAGGTATGGTAAAACTGCCTGTGTCGATGTTTGAATTGCCGGAAGGCGAGGAGAACGCGGCACCAGAAGCGGGTGACTCCGTGGAACTTGAAGGCGTGGTGGAGAAGGTCGAGAACGGTGTTGCTTTCGTCCGTGTGAACGAGGCGATGAGCGAAGAATCCAACGAGGCCGAATCCGAAGAAGCGCCCGAGATGTCCGAGGAAGACCGCATGATGGAGATGGCAAAGAAATCGGACGAGGAAGAGTACGCCTAATGCCTGTCTACCAGTACGAAGACACCAGAAATGGCTGCGTCGTCGAACTGGAGAAGACGGTGGCTGAAAGGGACTCAGTCCCGCGCTACCTCAAACGATTTGCAGTGCCACAAAAATTGACGCTCGTAGGAGTTGGAGAACCCCGCGAGAACCCCGAAGGCGTCAACATGACAAACTTAATGAAGGGGTATTACCGCCAGGAACAAAAACTTGGCAGTAGGTTCAAGAGCCAATACACGCCAGATAAGATCAAACGTGCGGCGGCCTTGCAAAGGAGAAAATAAAATGGCTAACGAATTCCAGCGCAGTCCTATCAAGGCGAAGGGGAAGGCCGTCCGCATCAATTCACAGGGCTTTGCCAATGTGATTGAGTTCACGGCGTCCAGCAGTGGTGGCACCATCAACACGGTGGCGACCTCCAATGCGTCCCTGAACGTCACGCTTAACGGCACCAGCTATCGTATCCCGCTGTTCACCTAATGCGTCTTCTGTCCAGACTTACCCTGGGTGACGCAGGCACGACCATCTCGACGTCTGCCGCAACGCATACCGGCTCGTATGACGGTGTTACCGCTTTAACCAGCGCGACCATCGGGCTTACGATCAGTGGGGCAACCCATGCCGGATTGGCGCTTGCGTCAGGCTCGACGGTTGTGGGCGACATCAGCCAGGTGATCCTCACCTCTGGTGGCCCGGTTGCGATTTACGTCCGCAAGGACTAGAATCTTGGGAGCGTTGGCGCTCTGCCTTCTTTTGGTTTCATGCCAGAAGGAGCAGGGCGTTGACGACTTTCCAGAAACCATATACCCTGAAACACCTACAATGAGAAGCGCATACGACGCAATGGAGACAAAATAATGGGCCGCCAGTGGAACACGATCATTGAAAGCTTGGGACCGCTTACCGGCGGTACCATGTCGATCAACGCCAATCTTGGCGAAATCGAGGCGTTGCTTACCACCATTCAGGCTGACATTGCCGATGGCCTTAGCGTAACCAAGGGAACGACGACCACTGGGACTTTGACCGCTGGCACGACCAACGGAACCCTGTTCTCGTCCAGCACCAGCCGGAATTATCTTTTGGTGCAATGCACTTCCGGCACGGCGTTTATTGACACCAACGGGACTGCTACCACGACCAGCGGAATCCAGTTGACCAGCGGGCAGGGCATCACCTGGGAGGGGTCTTTCATCCCAACCGGCGCAATCGCCGCCATCACTTCCACCGGCACCGCCCAGCTAATCGGGCGGCAGGGATAATCCTATGGCCTTCTTCGGCGCCGGGGCGAGCGCAGGCATCGGCGGCTCCACAGGGGCGACCGACAATGCCATCCTTCGGGCGGACGGAACGGGTGCGGCTACGCTACAGAACTCCGACCTCAACATTGATGACGCATCAACCTCTACCCAAAACAATGTCGCCATCACCAACCAACACAGCGGCCAGACCAATTCCGCCTTGGTGCTGACTCCAAAGGGGACGGGCGCAATCATCGCTGGCCCAAAACCAGATGGAACCACTACTGGCGGAAATGCCAGAGGGTCTAGGGCGGTGGATTTGCAGATTTTAAGGACAAATGCGGCTAGGGTGGCAAGCGGTTCAAATAGCACGATTGCTGGAGGATCGGAAAATACTGCCAGCGGAGCAGACAGTACGATTGCAGGGGGTACACAAAACACAGCATCTGGCCCACAAGCAACTGTTGGCGGCGGTCAAAACAATCAAGCAACTGGGAATGCGTGGGCAACTGTTGCTGGCGGAATTGAAAACGTATCTTCTGGAAATTGTGCCGCTATTGTTGGTGGTTACCAAAATCAAGCATCAACGGATTTCACAACGACTTTTGGTCTTCAGGGACTTGCTAATAGATACGGGATGATTGCACATGGTTCTGGCCAGTTTGCAACAAAGGGAGATGCCCAGCGGGCTTTTTTTGTCCTTCGTTGCAAAACGACCACCAATTCAGCCGTGGAAATGGCCCTGAATGGAAGCACGACCTATCTAACCATCCCCAGCGGGAAGGTCATTTTCTGTAATATCAAAGTGGTCGGAACAAAATCAGATGGCTCTGCCGTGGCGACTTACGAACGCCAATACGCCGCAAAGAATGTGGCTGGAACAAGCTCTGAAGTTTTTGCGCCAGTCACCATTGGCACGGATAACGCATCCAGCACATCTCTTGCTGTGGCGACCGTTGACGCTGGGGATTACATTTCAATTAAACCTACTGGAATTGCATCCGAGACATGGCGATGGGTCGCCTCTGTTGATGCCGTGGAGGTGGCCTACGGAACATGAAGACTTTTGGAATTATCTGGGCTGACGGCACAAAGGAACTGCGTTCCATTCTTTTGGATAAGGAGGGCAACCTTCGCATCGAAGATTCCATCCGCCCCTACCCGCACACGGACGATTGGGTCGCCCCGCAAATCGTTCCGCTGGTCAAGATCGAAAAGCCAGAGGAAGGCAACTGGGAGCCGAAGCTGGTCTGGTTTGAGGACAGGGTGGAAAGACAATGGGAGGAAGCTCCATGATCCTCGCCGCCACTACCAACGACGAGGCCGACAGCGTGACCTTCATCGCCCCGAGCGTGCCGGAGAATCTCTAAGATGTGGAAACGCCTCGCCACCTGGCTGACCAGTTTGAGTTTGCGTTTATTGATGACGCCAGCGGAGTTCGCCTGTTTTCAAGAGGCACTCAAGTTTGCAACGGAAAACAACCTGATGGCCAAGGAGACCAAGTACATCGGGAAGGTGAAGCACCTCCTCAGTGTCAACCGCTCGATCAAGCGGATTGTCGAGGAGGGTCGCAACCGGGACGAGGTGACCGAGGCCGTTGTGCATCTGGCTGTGGCTCTAAAGTATCTGGAAGGAAGAGGTCGTGAGTAATGACGAAATCAACGATATTCGGGACAGGCTGGCTCTCAACTCGGAGAGGCTGGCTAGGATCGAAGAGCGCCAGTTGACCCTCATGGGTATGCTGGAAAAGAGCCTTTCTTCCTTTGGCGACCTGGCCAACCGGGTGACCGCCCTGGAACATCTTAAGACCAAGGTGCTGCTTGTGGCGGGCGGTCTTGGTGCTATAGTCAGTCTGGCTTGGGACGTCCTCAAGTCCCGCTTTTCAGGAGGTTAAATGCCCACTTTAGGTACCCAGAACATCTCGACCAGCTACCCGCAGTTGTTAAAGACTTTCGGGCTTGGCGGCGTGGATGGCAATCTTCAGGTCATTACTGACGGGGATAATACCTCTTCCGCCCTGTCCCTGTCCACCACGGGCGTCAGCAGCACGGGCAGCCTTTCCGTTGATGGCACCTCCCTCCTCACCGGCGCAGTCACCTTCGGCACTAGCCTGACCGCCTCGACCGGCACGGCCACAATCGGAACACTTTCTGCAAGCACAGCCACCATCAGCACCGCAACCATCAGCACGGCCACGATCAGCACGGCAACCATTAGCACGGCGACCATCCCGCTTCAGCTTGGTGCCATCACCTTTGGTTCCAGCCTGACCGCATCCACGGGCACCAACACGTTTGGCACGATCAGCGGGAATACCGCCACGCTCGGCACGCTTTCCGTGACCAGCGGCGCATCAGTCACAACCACCGCCACGGTTGGCACGGCCAAGATTGGTGCCAGCGGTCCCAGCCTGACGGCGGTTTCCTATGGCACCGCAGCCTTCACGTCCGCCACAGCCCCGCAGTACAATGCGGCTCAAACCACCAACGGCACCTTTGCGCTGACGGGTGCGGCTTTGGGCGACATCGTGGTTGGCACCATTAACTCGCTTGGGTCTGCCACCGGCACCGTCAATCTCACCGCAGACTTCCATGTCGTTTCCTCCGGGGTCGCCCGCTATGTCGTCAATAACGGCGGAACCACCTCCGGAACCATCCCTGCCGGAACCATCTTCGCAACCGCAATGAGGTTCACCGCTTAATTTTATGGCAATCAAATTCAATCGTTCCCAGACCTTCGCCACCAACGGCACGGTTACCGCCCCAGGGCTTCACAACCTTGTGGATGGCCTAGACATCTACCAGGCGTTAATCACCGACCAGACCAACCTGACCAGCGTTGGCACTGCGGACGAACTTTTGATTGCCGACGCCGACCTGACAGCCAATGACGCACCTCGCGCCGTAACAGTTCAGGAATTGTTCAACGATGCTTTAACGGTTGGTACCTATACGGACGCAAATTTTACGGCAAACCTGACTTACGGAACCGCCACCGGCAATCGCACCGTCAGCACCAATGCGAGCATTACCACTGGTACGATCAACAACGCAACGCTGGGTACGACCACTGGGACTGCGGCTACCTTCACATCCTCGACCCTTGGAACCACGACCGCCACTGCGGCCAACATCACCAACGGCACAATCCAAACGCTGACCTCGTCCACGGCGACGATTACTGGCGGAACCTTCAGTGGACTTCTAAATAGCTCTACCGGAACATTCTCTGGTGCGATCAACAGCACGCTCGGTACGATTGGAACTTTTAACAGCACCACCGGGACGATTGGTAATTTTACAACCACCCTAACGGGTGATGTGACGATCAGCACTGGCTCGGCCACGGTTGGAACCCGTGTGTCAGTTGTCGATACGGCGCAGGAATATACCCGCACCCACAATTTTAATGCGACAAGTTTGACCATCTCCACTGGGACGGTAGCATGGGATCTTTCCCAAAACCAAGTGGCCAAGCTTGAGGTTACCACCAACTCCACCATGCAGACGCCGACCAACCCGGTTGACGGCGC